GTTCTGCGAATTATTAGTAGTCGTTAAATATGGATCCGAAGGAGCGACGATAACGGAGTTTGCGATAATCGTCGGCGGTGGAAAACTAAAAGTAGACCAGACTCCCGGATTACTTAATATCCCGGCTACCGTCGATCTAAGGGTCGTAATAGGGACGGCCATTTTATCCCACCATCGCAGAAGGCGAGGAAAACGGTGCGAGGAGGCCCCGGATTTTGCCCATAAGATTATTACCCATGCGATAAGGATTCGCGCTTAATCCGTCTACCGAAACTCCGCCGGTTTGCGAAACCTGTCGAGCCTGCCAGACATCAACGGCCAACATCATCGAGGCTTCTCTAACTGCCGGCGTATTTACATATGTATCGGTTTTAAAATCCGCGCCGGTCATATTTCCGTAAGGTAAAATTAAATGTTGAGTATCGTCGCTCGCCGTAATCGCGAACTGTAAAAAAGAATACCCTCGCGGATAATTATAAGGAAAACCCATAAAAAGATTATTACTCGTAAGGGTATAAGGCCCCGTCCCTGTAATTACCCGCGTCCCGTTATAAGTAGAACCGCAGGCGGCGATCGTCACCGTCTGGCCTAGTACGAAAATCCCGGGAGAAGCGACGACTAAGGTCGCCACGTTAGAAGTTAGTCCGGTCGAAACTACGGAGACGCGGTTAAACCATAAATACTGATTAACTAAATCCTGAGCGGTCTGGCAAACCTCTTCGACGGTAGCGGAAGAATAAAGCGTGCCGATTCCAAGGTTTGCCCTTAATTCTGCTTCGGTTACATAACTAGCCGGCACGATTTTCCTCTCTTTCTAAAGGCTCCCAGGGCTAGGGCCTCCTAACCCTGGGAGCGGCTTAGTTTGCTTAGGTTAAGTTAAAGCGGCGTACGCCTGCTCCGACATTAGCCATGAAAGCGATATAACCATAAAGTGCCACTTGAACCTGAAGGTTAGCGACGACATTTACGGACATATAAGCGGTAGGAGATTCGAAGACGGAAATCGCTTCGGGAACGATAACGAAGGCGCTTTCATCAATAGTCGTCGAAACTACATTTCGGGAAACATAGAGATCTAATCCGAGAACATTTCCTCGGACAGAGGTAGGAGCGACATTTCCGCCGCTATTCATAGGGTTAGAGGCTGAATAAATAGGACGATCGGTAGTATCGAGCGCGCCTAATAGCAGACCCCATTGTGAGGAACCGGCTAGATAATTCTTAGCAAAATAAGAAGTCGCTAAATACGCGGCAGGCGCGGATTCTTTAATAAACGCGACGATTCCGTTACTCGTAGCCGCCTGCGCGCTGGCCTGAGTTCCCTGAGCCGTTAAAAATGCGATTAAAGCGGTTTCGGTTACTTTATTATAATTATTCTGCAATTCTGTCGTAACTGCGTCGAAGAAGCCGGGATCCGACCGCTCGAGCAATTCTATTGAAATGGTTTGCATACCTGAGTACTTGCTAACCGTAGATGTAAGATATTCGGAAACCGCGTCGGTATTAGAAACCGCGCCGCCTTCCGCTTCTACTGTAACCGTTGGATAAGTGGTGAATTTTGGCCGGTTGATTGTCATTCCAGAGGCCGGAAGGGTTTGCTTATTTACGCACTCCATAGCAGGACGACCGAAATTGCCTTGTGTTGAAACGATATCCCGAAGATATTGCGTAGGTGTAAATCCGAGGCCGGCGGAAGAGAAATCGTCGGCGGCAGTTATCCAGAGTTTAGATTCTTCGTTACCCTGCGCGGCTAAGATTTTATGGCGTAGTAATGATCCGGACGATGTAATTCCGTGCCGTACGCGCTGAGAATCTAGCGCGTTATAAGGAACGGCGGTAGTAAGGCGAGCGGCTTCGACTACTGGAGCCGGAACCACCTCGGGTGTTACGGCCTCGGGAGTAGTTTCCACGGGAGCCTCGCTTTCTGTTTCGGTTGATGGGTTTTCTGCGTTTTCCGTTTCGCTTTCGCTTGCGGCAACTTTAGTTACTATTGCGTTTTCAAACGCGGGTGATTCCACTAGACTCACTTCGACTAATTTAGCGGCGGTTACTAATAGATAACCGTCTTTAGGTAAAGAGGCTTCGACTTCTACGCCAACCGAGAGGCCGGAAATTAAATCTTCGGCCGCTAGAGTTAAATAGTCTGTTCCTTTACTGCTATTAGATATTTTAAAAGTTCCGTAAAGAAAATCGCCTTCGCTAGTGAAAGATTGAGCGCGGCCTATCGGATTATTTGGCTCGTGTTGCGCAAGCAACTTAACTTTAGCCGCAGACGGAATCGAGATAGAACCGCGTTCAAATATAACGGGTCCGACTGAAGTCTGGCCGGTCGCTCCGTATTCCATAATCTTTCCGGAAATTATCCGTCGTTCTGAATCCGCCGCCTGTATAGAAGTACTAAAAGTTAATTTCATGTCTGATCTCCGTTCGGGGTTAGGTCTTCCATTTCCATAGCCTGATCTAAAGTAATTAAACCGAGAGTAAGCATTTTTTCTATCGTAGCGAGTCGAGTCGTAGCGTCGGCGCGGAGAAAAGTTTCATCGGTTTCGAAACGAACATAATTTCCCTGCGCGGTTATATCGTTCATAGATAAACGATCTTCAATTGCGCAAACATAAGGCGCAAGAGTATAAGCGTAAAACTCTTTACGCGCGTCTAATATATTTTGGTATGTCATCGATTTATTTTGGTCACTGCTAGCCATGTACGCAGGAACATTCATTAAACGGCAAATTTGAGTTGATAAAGTTTGAATCGCGTCATCGTACATCATATCTTTAGGAGAAAAAGAAGTAACGGAATAATCTAAAGTTGAAGTTAAGTACGCCGTTCCGCGATTCTGTCGCGCGGATTTCCAGGCGGCTAGTAATCCCGCTATCTGCGACTCGGGAAGATCGGCACCAGAATTTTTGATATATCCTGAAGGGATAGGAGTCGCGGCCGCGATACTCGCCGCGCGTTCTAAATCTAAAGCCGCGCGAATAGTTCGCGCTCCGGTCGTAAGTACCGACGGATTAAGGCTTTGGAATGTAATTAAACTCCCTACGCCGGACATCGGCCGCTTTTCATTATTAACCATGTAGTAATCGACCTCGGTATTATAAGTATTTAATTTCGCGGTAACTCTTTCGTTCTGTACCCAGGCGAAGCGAGCGGGACGGCCGTCATCTTTATAGACCTCGGTAATTTCCCAATATGCGACCTGCGAAAATAATAAACTTTGAACGGTATAAGCCATAGTCACAGATCGCGGTTGTCTAATATCCGGCTGCTCTAACCAGACGGGAGAACCTAATTCTTCTCCGGTAGATTTTTTAAATAGTTTAAGCGGAATCCCGCCGATTACTCCGCAGATTAAATTACGGCACTTAGCGACGGTCGGAACCTGCATAGCGGAGACTAAGTCGATAGCGACATCGCCTAAACCGAGGCCGTTATTATTCCAGTAAGAAACGCCGTAAGGAGCGTCCATGATCGCGGGAGCGTACTGATTTTCTAGCGTCGCCGGATCTTCTTTTACTAACCGAAGCGCGCGCAGAATACCCATAGCCGAAGAGTAGTACCGAAACGGACATTTCGGGCATTATTCTTTTCGGCGAGTCTAACCTGCGTAAATCCTTGCGACCGAAGCAGGAAGATTCATTTGATTTACAATCATCGCTAACGAAATCGGCGCGGAAATATCTCCCGCGCTCTGTCTTCGGATAATTCTCCAGGAGGCTTCGTTCGTTTTAGCGGCACAGGCGTTCATCTGGTTAACGAGGTTTAAATCTCCGTCATGGATCAGACGACCGGACACCATCGCGTCGAGGAGATCCATAGACGCTTGATAAAATTGTTGGCCAGACACATCGACCATTTTAACGCCTGAAACTTCTAAACGGCTCGCGATCGTCTGCGTAGCGTAATGATCGAACATGACCGCGCGCGGAAGATATAAATCGCAGTGGCCTTTTATATCCGCCGCGATTTTTAATTCATCGAGAGAAACGGAAGAGGTCCAGGAATCGAGAATCTTAACCGCGATTTTTTCTCCGTCCGGGGTCATCTGCCCGACTACGAGCGAGGCCGTTCTGCGCGACTGCGCTACATCGAAGGCGAAGAAAGTAGACGGCCCGGGTCCGATAACGAGAGAAGGATCTCCCAGATCTTCGAAAACTCCTATAGGCCAAGGTGAACTTAGCGATGAGATCCATTGACAGAGAGTTTCGGTTCTGAAGACTTCCGGCGTATCCGTCGAAAGCGCCTCCTCGATAGCCGCTTCCGTAACTGTGTAGCCGAGTGCGGGATTTGACATGGCCCAGGCTTCCCGATCCGTTAACTTAGCGTGCTGAGGAGCCGAATACTCGTACCAGCCTAAAGACTTCGCGGGATAAGATAAAGCGCGATCTCGAAGAGAGTTAAGGACGGTACTAAAGGCGTCACCTGCGTTCGATACTAGAATCGTCTGCGAGTTCGCGCGCGCGCGAGTCGTCGGCTTAGCGGCGGCCCAGGCCTCTTCCGAGATTTCGCGCAATTCGTCAATAA